GTTTCCCAGTCACGATCTGCGAGAAATGGATGCCAACAAGCATTGGGCCATGCTGCTCGATGCGGACCCATCATGGAAGAACCTCTCCGGAGATCAGGCGGTCAAGCGACTGAATGACCTGCGCGGCGGTGTGCAGCAGACCTATGGCCTGCCTGCGGAAGTGGTGAACGGCATCTATGATAATGGTTTCATCCGCATGGCACAGGATGCACTGGCATACCGGAAAGCGGCCTCCAAGCCGCTGGAAGCGAAGCCGAAGCAGCCTGCGCGCCTTGTGAAGACCGGCTCAAAGCGCAAAGCCGCAGATTCTCAGGCAACGAACCGCAAGCGCGCGGCCAACAAGCAGCTGAGACAAACCGGCAAGGTGACGGACCTGGAAGGCGTCTGGGGTGAGTTCCTCGACTAAGGAACCACACCAATGGCTGTAGCTTCAGCAACAACCACAAGGTTTGAACAGATCGGTGAGCGCGAGCAGCTTACCAACAAGATCTACAACCTTGCCCCAATGAAAACGCCGTTCATGACGGCTGTTGGACGGGGACCTGCTGCCACGAACACGAAAGTTGAATGGCAGACCGATGACCTCGCAGATGCGGCAGAAAACGCCGCCCTCGAAGGCGATACGGCATCCTACGTCACTGCGGCAGCAACTGTCCGCCTTGCCAACCACACGCAGATCTTCACGAAGTCTGTCGAGGTGTCCGGCACGGCACAGGCGCTGTCCACCGCAGGACGCCGTAACGAGCTGCTCTACCAGGTCGATAAGCGGACCAAGGAAATCAAGCGGGACATGGAATTTGCGATCACGCAAAACCGTGCCTCCACCGCTGGTTCGCGTGCAACGGCCCGCACCCTCGCCGGGTTCGAGGCATGGATCGAAACCAACTCGTCCCGTGGCACGGGCGGTGCAGATGGCGGCTACACGACCACAGGTATCGTGGCGGCGGCAACCGATGCTTCGTCCACCAACGTCCGGACGTTCACGGAATCGCTCCTGAAAGCCTCGATCAAGTCGATCTGGGACGCGACGGGCGACCATGCTCCGCTGGTGATTGTTGGCTCGTTCAACAAGCAGCAGGCGTCTGGCTTCTCCGGTATCGCAACGCAGTACCAGGATTTCGGCAATGCCAAGTCCTCGAAGAACATTGCGATCCTCGGCGCGGCTGACATGTACGTGTCCGACTTCGGTGTCCACAAGATCGTGCCTGACCACTTCTCGCGTGGCCGTACCGCACTGCTTGTGTCCCCGGATCACTGGGAAATGCGTTACCTGCGTCCGTTCAAGATCACGCAGCTTGCCAAAGTCGGTGACTCTGACCGCCGCCAGCTGATCGCGGAAGCAACGCTGATTTCCAAGAACGAGAAGTCTTCTGGCGTCGTTGCGGATTTGACGACTTCGTAAGCCACCAAGGCGGTTATCCACGTTTCCGCCTGACATGGGGAGGGCCGGGTTGCCCTATACAGCCCGGCCTGACCACCAACTCTTGAGGATCGTAATATGGACGAGAAAGAGACCAAACGCCGCGAGCTTTACGAGCTTGCCAAGGATAACGGCCTTGATGTGCATCACAGGGCTGGCATCGACAAGATACAGGAAGCCCTGATCGAAGCGGGGATTTCGTTCGAGGCGTTCAATGACGATTCAGCCGAGGCGCCTGCAAAGGCTGAAATCCTTGGCATGAACAACACAGACCCTGACGTCATGGACGAACAGGATGAGCTGGCAGACCTGCGGGACCAGTTGAGCGAGGCAGAAGCGGCGGCGGAATCCGACAAGGACCCGCATGTGGCAAGGCTCCGGGAACAGCTGGCAGCCAAGATCGAGCACCTGGACAAGAAGGTCGCCCGCAACAAGGCCGCTGCCGTGCGCAAGGCAGACCGTGTGGAATGCACGGCAACGGCAAAGTTCCATGTGCAGAAGACAGACCTTGGCCTGCGGGACCATCAGGGCGCCTCGGAGAAGGTAAAACCCGGACAGAAGCTGCTCCTGCCGGTCACGCTGGCTGAAACGCTCCGTAAGCGCGGGCAGGTGGCCTTCTGATGGGAACGCTGCTGAACGCGGAATGGGAGCTTGGCGGCATTCGCACCGAGTCCTATTCGGACAATGACGGGCATGACCTCGTGATCCGCCGCCTGCAGGATTGTGCGCCCGTGCTGGAGTATAATTCGTTCCTGCGGGGCCTTGGCGAAAGCCACTGGCGCGGGGAAGACAACACGATGTGGCACTATGCCCGCATCCCGATCATGGTGATGGAGGAACTGATCATCAAGCTCGGCGCGGACGTTGTGCTTGGCGGGAAGGACACCAAGCGGCTCCTGAGCGAGATCGAACAGAACTACCCATATCTCAAGGTGGGAGGGTTCAAACTTGCTTGATGCCCTCGAAACCGCCCGCCGCAGCCTGACGATCAACACGCCGCAGGGTGATGCCGACGCGCTGGCCATCAGTGACGATGTGCTGCAGCAGGACCCGGCCAACCCGCACGCCATGTTCCTTGCGGGCACGGCGCTTTACCGCATGAAGCAGAACGGGCTGGCGGCGATCCTGTTCAACACTGCCAGCCAGCTCAATCCCGGTGAAGCCAGCGTCTGGAACAATCTTGGCTGTTCGCTGCGCGAGTTCCATCCCCGTGATGCTGTGGCCGTGTTTCGCAAGGCTATTGAATGCAACCCGGACCATGTGGAGGCCAACAAGAACCTTGCGGCCTGTCTTGGCCGGATTGGCCGGCGCGGGGAAGCCATCGCCGTCAACAAGAAACTGAGGGAGGGGCGCCCTGACGATCCGGACATCCCGTACAATCTGGCGCTTGACCTTCTCCATACCGACGACTGGGACGCCGCGTTTGAAGCGTACCGGTACAGCGAAGGCAATGCACAGCGCACGGTGCGGAACTACCACGCGGATAGGAAGACGCCGCGCTGGGATTTCGAGAGTCCGGGAAAAATCGTGATATACGGAGAGCAGGGCGTAGGAGATGAAATCCTCGCCGCCGCTGCATACGACCGAATGCAGGAGTGGGGCGGAGACGAAAACCGGTTCATTCTTGAGTGTGACAAGCGCCTTGAGGGCTTGTTCAAGCGGTCTTTTCCGTGGGCAACGGTATATGGCACGCGCGATAAAACGGAACTGGCATGGCCGTCTGATGAAAAGCCGGATGCGGCCCTTATTGCAATGGCAGCGTTCGGGTCTGTTGCCAGCTCCACCGACAGGCCGGAACCTTGGCTCACGCCTGATCCCATCCTTGTAGACATGTTCCGCAAGCTGCTTTCCCAATACGGAACCGGCAAGAAGATCGGTCTTAGCTGGACAGGCGGCGCAAAGGAATGGGACCGCATGGAGCGGGCCGTTCCCATCGAAGTGCTTGGCCCTGTGGTGAATACGCCGGATGCGGTGGTTGTCAGCCTCGAATACGTGGACGGACCAAAGCCGGAGGGCGTGATTGATCTCAGCTGGGCAACACGCAAGGGCGTGGACCTGGATGTAACTGCCGCGCTGATTGCAGCGCTGGATGTGGTTGTGAGCGTCCCCCAGACCGTCTGTGACATTGCCGGGGCTGTCGGCACGCCCATTCGGGCCATGGTGCACGAGAACCCGCCGTGGCGGTTCGCAGAGGCCGCAGGCGACGCATGGATCTGGAAGGACTGCAAGACCTACCGGAAAGAGCCGGGCTCCAGCTGGATGCCCGTGGTGACCAAACTGGCGCGGTCCTTACGCGAAGAATGGGGGATGATGTGACCTATATCCATCCAAAAGCCGAAGTGCATGATGATTGCGAGATCGGGGAAGGCGCAACCATCTGGCAGTTTGCCAGCGTGATCCGCGGCGCAAAGATTGGCAAGAACGTGAACATTGCTTCTGGCGCCTGCGTCGATGGCTCGGAAATCGGTGACGGCACCAAGATCGGGCATAACCTCGCCATGGGGCCGGGATTCCGTGTCGGCAAGAACTGCTTCATCGCCCCGAATGTCACATTCTGTAACGATGCGTGGCCAAGGGCGCACACGCGGGGCTTTGACGTGTCTGCGTACAAGGATCGACCCGCCGTCATCGTGGAAGACGGCGCCACCATCGGCAGCAATGCGGTCATCCTGAACGGGGTGCATATCGGGGAAGGCGCGATGATTGCGGCAGGCTCTGTCGTGACCCGCAATGTTCCTCCGTGGACGCTCTGGAAAGGCTGGGGCGAGGAACTGATGGAAATCGATAACGAGGACCGGAAGAAGCGCATCCGGTTTGCCGTGCTTTCAGCCTATGCCTGATCTGGCAATCTGCACGCTGTTCTGGGACAGCAACGGGAAGGAATATGACTTCTCGTCCATGTATACCGAAGAATGGGTGGAAAAGCTTTATCGCGGATTCAAGCGTCATTGCTCCGTGCCGTTCGAGTTCATCTGCTTTACCGAAAAGGACCGGGACTTTAGCGAGCCAATCACGCAAATGCGGCTTTCCAATCCCGAGCCGTCCTATGGCGACTGTATCGAACCGTACCGGCTTGGCAGGCCCATGATCCTGGTAGGCCTCGACACGGTGGTAACGGGCAACATTGACCATCTCGCCCGCTATTGCCTTGAGGACCATTGGCTCGCTGTCCCGCGCGATCCGTTCTACCCGCAGACGGTCTGCAACGGTGTTGCACTGGTTCCTGAAGGCCATCAATGGATCTGGGACAATTGGGACGGCCAGAACGACATGGACTGGATCCGCTCCATGAAGCGCAAGATCGTGATCGACGACAAGTGGCCGGGCCATGTCGTTTCTTACAAGGGGCATACCAAGCATATGGGCCTCGATGATGCGCGGATCGTTTATTTCCACGGCAAGGAAAAAATGCACGAGCTTATCGGCGTGGACTGGATTGAAAGGGAGTGGGCCTGATGGCGCTGACAAATTACGGCACGCTCAAGACCGCCATCGCGTCCCGTCTCAGCCGGTCCAACATGACCTCGCTGATCCCGGATTTCGTGGCGATTGCGCATTTCAAGATGATGCGCGGAGAATCGCACGGGTTCGGTGATCCGCGCCGCTCCATTCCGTCGCTGCGCATTCAGGACATGCTGACCTCCGTGACGCTGACGCCTTCAAGCGGTTCTGTCTCCACTCCGACCGGCTACCTTGCTGCCCGCCGCTTCTATCGTGACGATGCGGACGAACTGGCCCTGAAGTACATCCCGCCTGAAAAGTGGTACTCCATGAGCCTCCACACGCAATCCGGCAATCCGGTGTTCTATACCATCGAGGCCGGGACCATTCGCTTTGCGCCGTATGACGATGGCGACATCAACCTCTCCTACTACAAGGAACTCGATGCGCTGAGCGCCGATAGTGACACCAATGCCATTTTCACCATTGGCCCGCAGGCCTACCTGTATGGCGCACTGGCAGAAGCTTATGACCATATCCGCCAGCATGACCGGGCGATCATGTACCACAACATGTTTGCGGCAACGGTCGAAGGCCTGAATGGCCAGACGCGCGAACACGAACACAGCGGCGACGTGCTGGTCGCATCGGTGGACAATCCGGTATGATCCCGTTCGGTAACTGGACCCCGGACCAGCCGGTAATCTATGGCCCGCACTTGCGGCAGGCCAAGAACGTGATCCCGAAGCTGCAGAGCTATGGGCCGCTCAAGGATCTGACCAGCGGGACAGAGGCCCTCGCCACGCAGCCTTATGGCGCAGGCTCATTCCGGGACCAGGATGGCGCCACACACGTCTTTGCAGGCGATGCAACAAACCTCTACGAGCTGGCCAATGATGGCTCATGGACGGACGTGACGCGGCTTGTCGGGGGTGATTATGCCACGACGACGACGTCTACATGGCGCTTTGCACAGTTCGGGGACTATTGTGTCGCCTCCAACTGGAACGATGACATCCAGGTTTTTACCATGTCATCCAGCACCAATTTTGCAGCACTTGGAGGAAGCCCGCCGCGAGCGAAGCATATTGCCACCTTCCGTGACTTCCTTGTCATCGGGTACACGCCGACGAGCAGCTTCGAGCTTCGCTGGTCTGCCTTTAACGACATTACCGGATGGACGGCAGGAACAAACCAATCCGACACGCAGGTATTGCCGGACGGCGGCATCATACAGGGCTTTGCAGGCTCTGACGTGCTCTACATCTTCCAGCAGGCCCGTATTCGCCGGATGCAGTATGTCGGCCCGCCGCTGATCATGCAGATCGACCCGATCACGGAAGACCTTGGCTGCGTGGAACCGAACAGCATTGCGGATTTCGGGTCCGGCGCTGCGTTCCTGTCCAATGATGGCTTTTACATCATCATGAATGACCAGCTCCAGCCGATAGGGGCGGAGATCGTGGACCAATGGTTCCAGGCGAACTTCAACAACTCGTTTTCGTCCCGCATGTCTGCGGCGGCGGATACCAAGTCAAAGGTGATCTACTGGTCTTTCCCATCGAACAGCTCTGTTAACGGGCGGCCTGACACGATCCTGATGTACAATTGGGTGGCCAAGAAATGGTCCTATGCGGAGGTGGACCATGAAGGCATCGCGCGGGTCTATTCGCTTGGCTATACGCTTGACGGCCTCGATACGCTGACCACCAACATCGATAATTTTGACGTGCCTCTGGATGATCCGAGCCTGACCGGAGATGCGCTCGCCATCAACGCCTTTGGCACAACCTACCAGCTGGGGCCGTTTTCCGGAGATGCGCTCGAAGCGGAAATCATTACAGGTGACTTTGAGCACCACCCGCAGATGCGCACCTATGTCAGCGCGGTAGAGCCCTACATTGACGGAGGCGCCCCCACGGTTTCTGTCGCGTCCCGTGAGAAGCTTGGCGGAACCGTGACCTACGACACTGCGCAGGCCATTGAAACCACTGGTAAGGCCTCCGTGGACGCATCCGGGCGTTTCCATCGCTACAAGGTCACCCAGCCTGCTGCTTCAACGTGGAATGATGCTTCCGCGATCGATTTTGAAATGGCGCTCGACGGCGAAGCATGACCGCCACGTACAGCCATAAGCTGCCCCCGCTGGAGACAAACCAGCGGAAGATCAACACCGCGATCAACAAGATCATCGAGGGGCGAACGGAGAATTACGGCACGGTCACGCTCGGCCAGTCCACCACGCAGACGGTTGTCAGCCTGACGGCAGCCACGGTCAGCGAAAACAGCGTGATTATCCTCCAGCCCGTGACCGCCAATGCGGCGGCGCTCGCAAACCCGTGGATCAGCGCAAAGACGAATGGCGGGTTCACCATCACCCACGCCTCTGACGCGAATACGGACCTCACCTTCGATTATGTGTGGATTGGATAGGACATGGATTACAACGCTTACATCCAGAACAACCCGGCCCTCATGCAAGCCTTCGCAGGCCTTCGCCCGCAGGACATGAAGTACCTGACCAACAAGGGGTACGACCTCGACCAGAGCGGCTCCATCAGCCAGCCCGAATATGGCCAGTTCCATTGGCAGACCTACGGACAGAACGAGCAGCGGCCTTACACGCCATCCGGACCAGCAGGGAGCAAACCAGCAATGCCTTACGGCTCTACAAGTTCGAAGATCAACCCGAACATGGCCCCTCCATCGAATTTCTGGAACGGGGATCGTGACTGGGAAAC